CAGCTAGCCTTACTGATCCTGTCAGCCAGACCACGCTCGACGCCGCCAATAGTCTCGGTGCTGTGCCGTACCGTGTGGACGAACCGATCCTTGATGTGTCGATGGAGATTTACAATCAGGGTCTAGGAATCATTGAGTATCTCCCCAAGCCAGACCCCGTAAAATTGCCCGACCGGCTTGAAGATAGCAAGTGGGACCAGATGTCTCGCAAGGAACGGGCTCAGTGGAAATACAATCTGACTAAGCTGCACGAAAAGAACGCCAGTGACGTCAGCAAACGTGAGAGTGCGATCCGCAAGTTCCATCTGTCCAATGACCACCGTGGTCTCGAACTGTTCCACCCGATCAAGATGGATACCCGTGGTCGCTTCTACTACACGACCCCAGATTGGAATCCCCAGGGAGACGGGCTGGCGCGTGGAACTATGCGGTTCGCCAATGGTGTCGCGCTTGGTCCGCGTGGTTTGTACTGGTTGGCTGTTCGACTGTGTAACACGTATGGTAACGACAAGGTTACCTTTGACGAAATGCAGACGTGGGCGGTTGAACATCACGACCTCATTGAGGACAGCGCGACACAACCCTTCGACGGCTTCCAGTTCTGGGCGTCTGCCGACAGTCCGCTCGAATTTTTACAGACGTGCATGGAGTGGACCGCCGCCACCGGCTGTGACAACCCTGAGACCTTCCTGTCTACTCTGCCGGTGCACCAAGACGGCTCGAACAATGGTCTCCAATTGATGTCTCTGTTGGGCCGCGATCCTGTTGGCGCAAAGCTGACTAATTGTTCGTCTGAAGATGCACGGTTCGACATCTATTCGGAGACCGCCGACGTCGTGAACGCTCTGATCGCTGAAGACATCCGCATGGGCAAACGTACAGAAGAGGCGCATCGATGGGTCGGTAACGTGGGTCGTGCTGAGTGCAAACGTGCCTGTATGACCACGTCGTATGGTGTCACGCCACGTGGCATACAGGACCAGTTGATCTCGGATGGGTTCGTAGACAAGCTTGATGGCGATCTTTTGAAAAACGCTGGGTACTTGCGGGACAAACTGGTGATCGCTCTGGAACAAACCGTGGTCGCCAGCCGTCCGATCATGGATTACTTCCAGCAAGTCGCAGTGGCAATGGCAGACAAAGGTGTCCCAATGCAGTGGCGAACACCGGCGGGTACAACGATCCAGCAATCGTACTGGAACGTCTCGAAGACTGACATCAAGACCGTCATGGGGTCATACTTTTTGTGGGACGAAAACCCGTTGGGTGGTCTGAATGTCCGCAAGCAAGCACTCGGAGCGTCACCCAACGTGATCCACTCGCTGGATGCCGCGTTGATGCACCGGATGATTGTCGATCTGAAATGTCAGGGCGTGACGGACGTGTGTGCGATACATGATTCATTCGCAGTCCATCCGTCCAACGTGGACATGATGAGAAACTCTATTCGGTCTACCGCCGCGAGTATCTTTAGTGGCGATTGGATCGCTGATGAGTTCCACCCGCACGTCAGGCGTATTTCTAAAGGTGCAGACCTACCAGAGCCACCAGTGCAGGGAACTTTCGATCCCCAAGAGGTGCTATCAGCCCCGTATTTCTTCGCGTGATAGGCCAGTCAACCTTAAAGTGTGCCGCCAGCACTAAGCGGATGCTTTTGCCAACTGTTCGCCCAACTCCGGTTGGCTTTCTCCCCAACTCCCCCCGCTGCAATAAGACGCAGTGGGGGCTTTTTGTTTCTGAAGGATCAAAAGAATGGCTAAACGCCCAACCAAAATTGTAGTCTCTCCCGCCGCTAACGCTGCTTACGCTTGGCTCAACACGCCTGACGAAGGTCAAGAATATTCTGATGGCAAATACAAAATCACATTGTGTCTGACTAAGGGTGATCCAACGGTCGAAGCGTTCATCGCGCAAATCACAGAGTATTCCAACGACATCGCTGCAAAAGAATTCGGCAAGGTTCCAAAGATTTTGCGGATGCCTTGGAAGGACGGCGATGAAAACAAAAAGGAAGAATTCCACGGTCACTGGACGATCACAACTAAGTCCAAGTACCAGCCAGGATTTATTGATGATGCCAAAAAGCCACTGCCTGACGGCACTTACCCAATGTCAGGCGACATGGTTCGAGCGTCATTCGCGTTGAACCCGTATGAAACCGGCGGGACTAAAGGTGTCAGCGGTCAGCTTCGCAACGTGATGTTGATGGAGAAACGTAACGCTGGCGGTGGTGATGACTTTGCTGACATCGCTGCGACCGAACAGTCGAGCGGCTATGATGACGATGACGATGAGTTCGACATCTAGCGCGAGGCGTCACCTCGGAGCGGCTGCGTTGTCCATACATTTAGCAGTCACTCCGGTCCCAGCGTCACGCCCACGCGTGTCCAAGTGGGGTACATACTACGGAAAGAACTACCAAGCTTTTCGGATTGCGATGCAAGAAGCACTTGAGAATCACGTCGCAGAACCAATGAGCGGTCCGATAGACGTAGTGGTCGAAGCCGTAGTGCCAAAGCCACGCACTGGCAAACGAGAGTATCCACGGGGCGATGTCGATAATTACGCCAAGGGTATTCTGGACAGCCTCACAACACATTCTGGAATCTGGTGGGACGATGATCAGGTGACCTGTCTGACAGTAAGCAAACGATACGCTGAACCAGATGAGGCACCCGCAATCGTTATCCACTACGCAAACTCAAAGGACAAAACATGACGCAGATCGACACATTAAAACGTCACTTTAAGATCACTTATCGGATCAACGATATGGAAGCGCGAAGTATGTACAAAATCCGTGCGCTTCCACGTCGGATCAAAGACCTCGAAGTCATTGGGTACTCTTTCATTAGACAACGGAAGATCGATCCGACCGGTCAGCGGTTCGTTGAGTACGTGCTGAACCGCTCGGCGTCTGTGTACGAGGCGCAGCAACGTGGGCTTGGTTGAGGCCCACCAGCCGTGCAGTTCGTGTGGTTCGTCGGACGCTCTCAGTGTCTACACGGACCACACTTTTTGTTTCTCCTGTTCGAAATACAGTTCGCTCGGAGAAGCCATACGTCCAAAAAGGAAACAGCCAGTGAGCAACCTGATTACCAGTGGTTATTACAGCGCACTAAAGAACCGCAAGATACGCGAAGAGACCTGTAAGAAATTCTCCTACCAACTTGCTGAACAGAACGGCAAGCCGGTACACGTAGCACCTTATCGCGACCAAGCCGGTCAGCTTGTGGGTCAAAAGATCAGAGCGGCTGGCAAGCAGTTCTACACGACCGGTGACATGACTGATGTTCAGCTATTCGGCCAGCATCTCTGGACCAACAAAGGTGGCAAACGCATCGTTGTGACGGAAGGCGAGATCGACTGCCTCGCGTACCATCAAGTGAACCCGACGTGGCCTGTTGTGTCGATACCAAGTGGTGCACAAAGCAGTCCCAAAGCAATCATCCGAAACATTGAGTTCCTCGAAGGCTACAACGAGGTGGTCTTCATGTTTGACAATGATTTAGCGGGTGCAGAGGCAGCACAAAAGTGTGCCGATCTGATTACCCCAGGAAAGGCAGCCATTGCGACTACTGTACTTAAAGACGCTGGTGAAATGCTCATCGCAGGGCGCGTCAAAGAACTTATTAACTGCGTCTACGAAGCGAAAACCCAACGACCTGACGGTGTCGTTAACGCAAAGGAACTTTGGGATGACATCAACAAAGATATCGATATGGGTGCGCCGTATCCTTTTCCGACTTGGAATTCGGTACTTTATGGTCTCCGTGAGCGTGAGTTACTGGTTCTCACGGCTGGGTCAGGTGTTGGCAAAAGTACGATCTCGGCTCAGTTGGCCTACGATCTGGCGGTAAACCAAGAGCAACCTGTCGCATACATCGCGCTCGAAGAGAGCGTCAGTCGGACGGCACTACGGTTCATGTCGCTTGCTGCAAAGAAACCACTGCACCTACCCAACGATCTGACTGAGGCCGAGCGCAAAACCGCCTTCGATTCGTCGCTTGGACACGGACGGGTAACGTTGTTCGATCATTTCGGCTCGGCTGACTCTGACCATTTGTTAGCAAAAATGAGGTACATGGTGGTTGCGTTGGGCGCAAAGTTCGTGGTGCTAGATCACCTGTCGATCTTGCTCAGTGGTGCAGACTTTATGGTCTCCAACACGGGGTCCGAGAGACAACAGATCGACTACACTATGTCGAAGTTGCGTCAGTTTTCCGAACAGTATGGCTGTTCGATCATACTCATTAGCCACCTACGCAGATCAGGTGGTGACAAGGGGTTCGAAGACGGAGCCGAACCAACACTTTCGTCCCTACGTGGATCACAATCGGTAGCTCAACTCGCAGACACCGTGGTCGCTGTCAGTCGTGACGCTTCCGGTGGCGAAGACATACTGAAGGTCGCGTGTTTAAAAAATCGATACGTGGGCATCACGGGTCCAATGGGCCACCTAGTGTACGACCACGATACAGCAACTCTGCATGAAGCAAACCCAGACAATCTTGAGAACGTAACTGACTTTTAAGGAAACAAAATGGATCAACCGGATATTCTAATAGCCGATATTGAAACAGATGGACTACTCCATCAGCTAACCAAAGTGCACTGCATTTCGATCGGCACACTTGATGGCAAAGTGACGTGCTACGCGGATCACCCTGACTACCCACCGATCTCACACGGCCTTGCCCGACTACGCACAGCCGACCGTGTTGTATTCCACAACGGCGTTGGGTTCGATTACCCAGCACTCGCGATGATCTACGGTGATGACGTTATGGATCGCAACTTGATCTGGGACAGCCTCATTGTCTCACGTCTAGTCCAGCCCACCGGCAGACGTCACGGCCTTGCGGCATGGGGTGAACAACTTGGTTTCCCGAAAGGAGACTACGACGATTGGTCTCGCTTCACGCCAGAGATGGGGGCGTACTGCGATCAAGACGTCGCCGTAACGACCAAGGTCTATCAGCACTTGCAGACCCTGATCGATTACACGCTGGGTGCTGCGATTCAATTGGAGCATGACTTTGCTTGGGTCATTCATCTGCAAGAACAACACGGCTTTCGCCTCGACGTCGATGCGGCACAGGCGTTGGCGGTGGAGATGCGTGGCGAGATGGTGGAGATCGAAGCGGAACTGCAAGAAATCTTCCCACCGATTACACACGAAAGGTGGAGCGAAAAGACCGGCAAGCGTCTTAAAGATCGTATAGAAATCTTTAATCCTGGAAGCCGCAAACAGATCGCTGAACGACTGATCGCAAAGTACAATTGGAAACCCAAAGTCTTCACTCCCGCCGGTAGTCCACAGATCGATGAAGGCGTGTTGTCGATCCTCAAGTACGACGAAGCCAAGGCACTAAGCAGATACTTCCGGTGTCAAAAGCAACTCTCTCAGATCAGCGAAGGTGATAGCGGGTGGCTCAAGTGTGTCAGCCGTCGTGGGTATGTGCACGGCAAGGTCAATACGATTGGGACAACAACGTCCAGATGCTCACATTTCGGACCCAACATGGGGCAAGTCGATAAGAAAGATCCGAGGATGCGTGAGGTCTGGAAGCCAGACGTTGGTCACCTACTCGTAGGGATCGACGCAGACGCACTCGAACTGAGGATGCTTGCGTCATACCTTGGCCTGTTCGATGAAGGTCGGTATCGCGATCAGCTATTACTGGGCGACAAAGACAAAGGCACTGACGTCCATTCGATGACCGGTAAGCTGGTGCAAATCGAAAGTCGTAACGACG